TTTGCTATACTAATAGTACTGGGAGTGCAGCTTACAAATCGTCTCCTCCCCCCTATATGAACTAATACCATAATCTACCCCTTGACAATGACCCTCATTTAGTGGTATACTATGTACATAATGACAAGACAAGAGAAAGAAAAGGAACTAAGACTCAAACAACTCGAACTGGAGTTAGACATCAGACACCTACAGAGTCTTATCAGGAGTGAGAAAGAACGTCTAGAAGAGATGAAGACTGATACTCCTATAGGTGATGACTGGTCTTCTAGTGTGTGTATATTAAGAACACAGAAAGACCTTAAGACCTCCGAACAACAACTAATCAGAAAACAAACCAAATTAACTAAATTTCTAAAGGAGATAATATGAGTAAAGACTATCAGAAGGAAGCAACCGATATGATTGAACTAGTAGAGGAGTTATGTACTTCTTTGACTAATGTAACCCATAGTAAGTGGGAACACTGTAAGGAACGTGAGTCCTATCATGACTATACCATTGGTCGTAAGTACATCCGTGTTACTTCTTATGAGACGAAAGACTCAGAACATGGTAGTGTGTGGGGGTTCATCAACGTGGGTAACAAGAACTTCCCCGTTGGAAGTGTTCTTAAGGCACAAGGATGGCAGACTCCAGCACTCAATCAATCACGTGGTAACCTATTAAAGGGTTACATCGTTGACCAAACAAACATGTACGGCCCCCACTATCTTAGATAAAGGGGTTGACAGTAACAGTCATTTAGTAGTATAATGTAATAGTAGTAGAGTACATGGGATACAGAACCTAGTCATCAGAAAATCCCTTGTAGACCTCCTTTAAGTAGGACTAGGTGTTGGAACACAGAGAACCCCAAGGTGGAAGTGAGAGAGACCACCAATTATATTATGAAAACTGTGGAAACAACACAGGGACTTCGTTGAGCTTCTCTCAGCGGCCTCCGAGCCCTTGATTCTAAAGGGTTTCGGAGCGGTCTCTGTGTTCACCCTGTGGATAACTTGTGAGTAACCTCTGAGAATCACTAATGATAGCTTATGGGACTCCTAGAGAGATTTAGAGTAGGGCAAGTACCCCCTCTAAGAATTTTTCGAGAGAAATTTCTGTGGGTAAACCTTTTTATATGAATACGTCTGTAAATTTTTTTTAGGATATATACTAGTACCATGGAGATTTTTAAAGAACCCTTCCATCATATAGTCATTGACGACTTCCTACCTAAGGATGTTGTAGATTATTGTCTGTATAATGATGAGTACGACCAACATTGTGAGAAATTGTACCAAGAGAAGATGGATTCACATCATCCTAACACACATAACCTCCGACAAGACTTGCAATCCCGTATAGATGAACGTGATAATCTGAAAAGATACGGATTTAATGAACTTTATGACATTGTAGTAGGTTTAGAGACCAATGAAGTGTTCAAAGAGTGTATCGACACCCTTTCTTACGACACTCATACATGGGATAACCTCTATCATTGGTGGTCTTTTGGTCAATATGCAAAAGGTGGGTGTGTTTCTCAGATGATTCATCGTGATATTAAGACCAAACCCTATGCAGCTATGATATATTTACGTAAACCTGAAGAACCAAGTATTCCTTTACACCTTTTTGATGGTAGAGGTCACAACGTCACTCCGTTTAAGACAGTTGACAACGTAAATAATCGTTTAATAGTGTGGTCGAATACCTTACACCCACCAGCTCTCCATAAACCTGAACAATCTTTTAATTTATTACATCCGAGACGTGTATTTAATTGGAAGTGTTACAATAAATTAGAACCTAAGGGTAAAATGTATGCAGAAATGTATGACCATCATCGAAACTAATAAAAAAAATACCGTAATAGTCTCTACGGGACGGTGAATTTATGATTTTATGGGTAAATGACATGGGTGAATTCGTTGAATCCGTCTATTGTCAGATACATGCACCCAAAACAGGTGGTACCTTTGTCCGTACATGGTTGTCAGAGAACACCACACTTCGTCCTAGGGGATTGTTTGATGTAAATGAGTCACATGGTCACTGGACATGGAAAGATTACTCAGAGAGAGTCTCAGACTTTCCTAGAAGGTATGACAGTATGTCACAAAAAATCCGAATTAGTGGTTTGGTACGACATCCGTATGACAGATTTGTTTCTCAGTTCAGACATTTATTCACTCTACCTTATAAGTATGACACTGTGTATGACGTTTTATCAACCAGTGAGTATCTTTTAGGGTCTCAGTATGATTATTATTATCTTGACGGACAACAAATGGGATACTGGTATCATTTAAACACAGGAGTCGACCTACCTATCACTCAAAGTATTGCAGTACCCACTAGTAACACTCAAGGATATCGACACAACCACAAGGATGTCAGTGACAAGTACGGTATGAAACCTATCGACACCTTCGACATACCTCAGTGGATGAAACATATGGTACAAGACTTATACTTAAAAGATTTCGAAACCTTTGGATTTAATCAATAAACCTATTGACAATAACCCCCCATATAAGGTATTATAGTAGTCATGGGAATAATTAATCTTAATTCATCTATAAGGTACGGCCCTCACGGTAAGAAACGTAAGACGAAGGCATTCTTGCAGAAGAAGAAACCACCTGTAGATTTTACACAGACGTTACAATATAAAGAAACTATTCGTAGACAAGAACAACAGTACAAGTCTTTGATGGAAGAATATATGAGGTCGGGTGAGTATCACAAGATTAGTGGTGACTGTACCAAACAAGAGTCTCCTGTATACACTGGAACCCTTGTCAAAGGTATTGCAACCATGCATAAGAGTAATGCAGTCCCTGTTATTTCTCAGAAGGAAGCAGAAGAGATATCTCAAATGAGTAGTTAAATGATATATATACATTTTAAATTAAACATGAAAGGAATTAAATAATGGCATCCCCTATTTTAGAAGCAATGACTCGTAAGGCAAACCTTGCAATGGGTATTATCGAGTATGAAATAGATAAATTTCAAGAAGAAGGATATAAGTCTTCTTTTAATATGGAGAAATATTTAAATCAAATTGATTTTAAACCTAAGGTCGTACAAATAATAATCGATGATTATGAAAGTATGGTCAATGAATTAAAATCTAATGACAAAGATATGGTTGAAGCTTACTCTTATATGACTACTGCAGAGAAACAAAAGTTTACTGCATTTATTGAGAAGATAATTAAAGGTGCAAATACCTATCTTAATAAAAATAAAGTTAAATGGGAAAAAGAAAGTGCAAAACGTAAGATGAATAAAACTTTACGTGCATTAAATAAAAAATACAAATAACCCACAGGGTTGTTGAGGATAATATTATGATACTAATTGATTTTACTCAGACTATGATAGCAGGTCTGATGGCACAACTTAAATATAATGAGGGAGAAATAAATGAACAACTCCTTCGTCATATGATTCTTAATACACTAAAGACATATATCCGTAACCATGGTGAGAACCTAGGTGAGGTCGTCCTGTGTGCCGATGAGAAGAATAATTGGAGAAAGAAGTACTATCCCTACTATAAGATAAACCGTAAACGTACACGAGATAAGAGTGGACTAGACTGGGGTTTATTTTTTGATGCACTCCATAAGGTACGTGAGGAAATAAAAGAAAACTTCCCATGGAAAATGATGCAAGTAGATGCATGTGAAGCTGATGATATTATTGCAGTACTTACTAAACATCATGCACCCGATGAAGATGTATTAATTATTAGTGGTGACAAGGACTTCCAACAACTACAGAAGTATCCTAGTGTTACCCAGTGGTCTCCAAACCTAAACAAATATATTAAACCCGAAGACCCAAAATTATTTTTAAAAGAACATATACTCAGAGGAGATAAGTCAGATGGAGTTCCAAACTTCCTATCACGTGACGATGTCATCTCTGAAAATGTAAGACAGACACCTTTAAGAAAACAAGTTGTCGAAACATATCTTAAAATAGAGATAGATAAAGAAGATAAATACTATCGTAACTATTTAAGAAATCAAACATTAATTGATTTAGAATGTATTCCACAGGATATTGAAGTGAACATCTTAAAAGAATTTGCTGACATTACTGTCCCTAGTGGTAAGGTATATGACTACCTTAGGAAACATCAACTGAATGAGTTAATGACTAACGTTAAGGACTTTAGATTATGACAGAGAAAAAAGGAAGAGGTAGACCAAAAGGTTCTACCAATAAACCACTAATGAAGTTAGCTACTGAAAGAGTTAGACTTCCAAACGATGCAAGTGTATTTGCAATTCTAGAACAATGCAATCTTGTCGAGAATGATGAGAAAGCTGCACATGGATTGAAACACTATGCAGAAAGAAACGGTGCAGTATTACCTGTACTACAATGGATATTCGATAAGAATATTGAATCACGTTTACCCGAAGGTAAAACACCTTACACTCCAAATCCAGCACCTGCTGATGATTTAACAGAGAGTTCATTAAGGTTTGAGTTTAAGAAATTTAAATATTTCGTAAACGATGAGTTGCAAGAATTAAAACGTGAAGCTATGTGGATTGAATTATTGGAATCTATTCCAACGAAAGAAGCAGAGATGATTGATTTGGTTAAGGATAAAAAGAATCCTTTTAAAAGAATTACAAAAGATTTAGTAGATATTGCTTTTCCCGAAGTGATTAGTGACTAAATAATCGTATGGTAGTTAATAAATTAAATTTGAATGCAAAAGACAGACAATGTTTCTACAGACGTGGAGACATTGAATGCATTGGTGAGGTTAGACAGTTCGACCCTATCACTGGTTTCATTCTTATCTATGATTACTTCAGAGAAGAAACTATAGAAATGATTTATGATTACGATACAAATAAATATCGTGGTACTGGTGACACTCGTAAGTGGACATGTGAATGGAATGTGAACAGTGACGAAGTACCAACCACAAACAGAACTGAAATTAAAGTGACGGCTAGTACTACTAGTCGTTTATAATTACTAAATATTTAAGGTCACACTAGAGACTATACATAAAAAAAAATATGGAAAGGATTATCACTTTCCGATATGTAAACCTTTCTAGTCGAGCTGTGACCACCTATAGGATGGAAATTAAATAATGGATACAAAATATATAACACCCGAGCATTTAAAGACGCTCATCACAGTAATTGATATGGTAACAGAGAGAGGTGCCCTCAAGGGTAACGAACTCATGACTGTATCAGAACTCAGAAACAATCTAACACTAGAACTAGAATTCTTCGTACAAGAACAACAGAGACTAGAACAAGAACGTATGATTAAACTTCAAGCAGAAGAGTCAGCACGTAAACTCAAAGAGGAACAAGATGCATTCTTACTGAAGAAGAAGTTTGCAGACGAAAGACTCAAACGAAGAGAACTAGAGAAAGAACTTGCAACAGTTAAACTAACACCACAACCAATAGTGGATGAGCAAGAGATTGCAGAACTAAACACACTTACCCAAGCTAGAAGTGTAGAGGATGTAAAATCATCTGATACAGGACAAGTTATGGAATTCAAATTTATTGAAAATGAATTAGAACAAGAGAAAGTCAAAGTACAACAACCTCAACTGGAAACCCAACAAGTAGAATCACAACCTAGTGATTTTTCTATTCCAACTGAAGAGACCGTACAGAAACCTAGAAGTAAAGCACGTGAGATGGCAAACTTAGTCAGTGGTAGGGTCACTGGTAGTGAACCATCAGTCACATCATCTAACATCCCACAAGAAGAGAGTCCCGTCTCTGAAGTGGAAGATGACAAGTTTGACTTCAACGAAGTAGGTGGAGACTGGGTTGGTGAACATGTCAAAGAAGAGAACGTAGGTCTACAAGATAAAGAACACGATGAGTGGTTAGAGAAACATGGTACAGATGATGTTAACGAAGCTTTATCTAACATTGCAGACGAACTAGAAAAAGAAGACACACTATCAGAAGTAGACGATACAACTGAAGTAGTGAACGACCCCCTATTAAGTCTTGCACAAGATTTAGAAGTTAACACATATGAATCAGTAGAAGAACTAGAACAAAAGATTGCAGACAAGAATGCAAGTGCAGAAGAAGAGTATGAAGAGTTTGAAGAAATAGTAATTCCCGATGCAGACGATTTGCAAGGAATGACTAAAGCACAGATTCAAAAATCTGCAGATGAACTAGGATTTGAAGTTGATTCTAAAAAGACCAAACAAATTATGATGGTCGATTTCCAAAGACAAGCAGATAGTCTCATTGCCGAACTCACAGAGCAAGGTGCAGAGATATCAACTGAGTAGTGAAGAACACGGAGAAGATTCCTGTAGTAGACCAATACGATTTCTTAGAACATCGTAGACAACAGGAAAAGAACCATTGGGAAAAACAAAACGATGAGGACTTAAGTCCTCTATCGTCCATCCTAACAGTAGAAGTTAATACAACAGAGTTGTGTAACAGAACCTGTGTATTTTGTCCTAGACATGACCCCAAGGTTTTTCCCAACAGGAATCTTCACCTTACCGTAAAAGGTGCAAACATCATTGCAGAAGAATTGAGTGCAAATGATTACAAAGGTAAAATTAGTTTTAGTGGGTTTGGTGAGAATTTACTGAACCCCGTTTTTCCCGACATCGTTCATGCATTCAGACAACACTTACCCAATGCAACACTAGAGTGTAATACCAATGGAGATAAGTTAACTGTAGAATATGCAAGAAGTCTAATACACGAAAAGGGATTGGACTTACTCTACATCAATCTATATGATGGTGATTTTCAAATGGATACATTCAATCCTATGATGGAAGAAGCAGGTGTCCCTCTTGACCGTTACAAATATAGAATGCATTGGAGTGAAGCTGTAAAAGAACACGGACTAATACTTAATAATAGAAGTGGTGTTGTAGATTGGGTTGGAATAGAAGAAACTAACATTACATCTCTCAAGGGTAAACCGTGTCACTATCCGTTCTACAAAATGTTTGTAGATTGGAACGGAGATGTTCTATTCTGTTCAAACGATTGGGGTAGAGAACACGTAGTAGGTAATTTACTTTCACAGTCATTGTATGATGTGTGGTTCTCTAAACCTATGACAAGAATTAGAAAGAAACTTATAAAGGGAGATAGAAGTATGTCTCCTTGTAATAAGTGTAGTGTAGATGGTTCACTATTTGGAAAACCATCATTTGATATTGTGACAAAACATTATGATGACCTTCAACAAGCCAGACGTTCAAATAAGACAACTTAGTATCGAAGAGATACAAGAAGTATACAATGGTTTTAATTTTGAAAAGAAAATAAAAGACCCCGATTGGGAAAACTTTTTTCCGTGGGGAATCGAAGAACGTATCGAAACAGAAACAGGTGTAAAGATTCTCTTTGCATATCCTAAGGACGTGTTGAACCATTTGGTTCGTGGACGTAGTCAATCTATATACAAGAAAGAACCATGGACTACTCTATGGTTACAAAACGTTATTGAGAAGGATAGTGTCTTCTATGACATAGGTGCAAACTGTGGTCAGTATAGTTTGTATGCATCTCAGTTAGGTTGTGACAGTATCTATGCATTTGAACCTCATGTAAGAAACTTTGGTTTCCTTGTAGACAACATTGTGATGAATGATTGCAGTAATGTAATTTTTCCAATGAACGTACCAGTGTCAGATGAAGTGTCGTATAAGATATGGAATCAAGGTATGAGAGGTGGAGAAGGTGTATCCAGTGAGATAACTTCTAAAAATAAATCAGTCAAGACAAGACTAGTACAAGAGACACTAGATAATTTAGTTTACAAACACGGACTACAATCACCCACTATTTTAAAGATAGATGTAGACGGAACAAATGATACGTCAATTATTGACGGTGGATGGAAGTGTATAGGTGCAAGTGTAAAACACATCATGATTGAAGTGTTTAAAGATAATCCTAGATTCGAAGTTGCAAAAGAATTGTTAACTGGTATGGGATTTAAAATTAACCACGAAATGACAGACTCTGTTTATGAGTATAGACAGAACTCAAATAGAGGTGGTCAAACGGAGATATTTTTCGAAAGATGATAGTAGGAATAACAGGTAAAGAAGACAGAGGATTATCAAGTATAATCGGTAAGACACTTATGGAAACACCCCACAAGGGTGAGACCATTACAGTGAAGTATATGCACACTGATGATATTATTATGAACGGAGTAGGGGCATGGGTGTTTGACGAAAGTAACCCAAACCACTTAGACGTACTAATTAATAATGCACATCAAGATTTTGACCAAACAAATATTGTAGATATTGTATACAATTCAAGTTGGAGACATGACCCTAGTAAATACTTAATCAACATTGGTAGTCGTGCATCACAACCAAACATATCTAAGGGATACCTCTATGCGGCACAGAAAGCCTCTCTAACACATTTTTGTAATAACTTGACATACAACTCAGATAAAAAGTTTAAGATGTCTACAGTCAATCTAGGACTCCTGAATCACAATGATTTACCTAGTCTTAGACAACAAGACATTGCTGGTATGATTTACCATTTAGTTACATCATATCCATCAATAGAGATACCCGAAATTACAATACAAGCACATGCAAACTATAGTGATGTGCAAAGTGATAAAGCAATGTTATTAGACTTGGAAAGGAATGGACTTCTTAAATAAAAAATATACACACACCCGACAAGCTAGCAATGAAGACGAATGGTGTTGTAGGGTTCCGTGGAAAGAGACAAACCTGATGGGTATGAGAGAATCACCAAGTGTGTTGTTTTCCTTTATCATAAACAATGATGACCACTTATGTGTCTTCACACATGACGAATGGTATATTCATGAAGATTTATTTAACCCTAGAGAAAACTGGAAAATGACTTTTGGTCTTTGGGATAACACTAAACAGATGTTTAGTATAGATAATTTTCATGCAGAACCGATGGGATTATATGTACCCAAGAAACCCTTACGAAATTTAGGTTATGTAGTAGGTGATAGTCTTAATATGACTTATCATACTGATACTATAAATAATGAGAGAAATCTCAAGATATGGAGAAAAGAAATATGATAGAAATATACGGTAAACCAAGTTGTCCTTTCTGTGACAAAGCAAAGAGTCTTTGTGAGAGAGAAGGATATTCTTACGAATACAAATCGTTAGGACAAGACTATACAACTGAACAGTTGTTTGAGGTATTTCCAACTGCAAGAACATTTCCACAAATACGTGTGGATGATATAAATATAGGTGGATACACAGAACTTGCCGCATGGCATCAAGGACGTGTTGGAGCAATAGATGTATAATGGATGATTTTAATTACAACGATTTTGGTTTTACTGCAGTAGACAGTGATGACCTTATAAAGTTAGATGAGAAAGTTAGTAAGACAGCTGCATCTAGTGAAGAGAACCAAGAACTAGTAGATGTATTATCTACAAAGTTAACTAAACTGGATGAGTTTATTAGACCACTTCTTGAAAACCTTGCAAAGGATTCTGACAAGGATTATATCTATTGGCCAAACAGAATCGACATAGTTCGTAAACAAATAGATTATCTAAATAGTATCATAGAGGGATAACATATGGCAATTACATTTACAGAAAAACTTTACCCGTTAGTCAACCAAAGCGTAGAAGGACTAAAGGTTAATATAGATAATGAAATCTTTAATGATGATGGGAACATGAAATTCAACGATTGGAGTGTTCTTTCATTAAAACCAGGCTACTTTACTAATACAGTTATAAACAATAACTTAGTAAGTGTAAATACTGTTCAAGAAGATGACCATGTAAAAATTAATCATGTCTTTGCAGACGGTGGTGAGTTTATGTTGAAACATTGTCTAATGACTGGTTGGCATAACCAAAATATGCCTGATGATGTCGAAATAGTAGATGTATCTTCAAACTACACATGGTTTGATTCAGAGCAATCTCTTAGTATTCAAATGTATAACATCGATGAATCAGCAGGTGACCATGTCAGTGGAAACTCTCGTGGTATGGTTGAAATGGGTGAGTACATGCATACAAGAAGAAATATGCAAATTGAAGTTAGTGATGTAAACAATGCACACTACCAAGAATGGTTAACTCATTACAAAGCTGCAATCACAGCAGGTAAGTGTTCTAAATCTCTCCTACACGAATCAGACCCCGACCATGCAAATGACGCTCCATGGGCATATGATGTAGACATTGCATCTTTGTTTGAAACGATGCGTGAAGAAGCACCAACAGAATAATTTAATTTATTTTCAAAAACCCCTTTACAATAGACTGCATAATTTAGTATTATACAATCTATGAAAACAAAATATATAATTAAACTCGGTCAAGATATGATTGACCAACTAGAATATCACGGACTCTTCTCTGAGGACGATACTAAATGGAATGATTCAGTCGTACTAGGAAACAAACTTGTTTCTATTGGTATGCCGTGGGGTCTCCAAAGTATAAATGATTTAACCCAAAATGAAAAAGACATAGTCATGGAGTATCTTGAGATGAGACGTATCGAACGTCAAATCAATGAAGAATTATCACTCTGAGACTTGACAATGGGTCTCACTTTTTAGTATACTATAAGAATGATAGATATATTAAAAAAGAACGGTCTACTAGATTCTGATTTCATTCAGCCTTTAGTGGTTTTATTAGTGTTAATAATTATAGGAGAAGTGATATGATAAATGGTATCATGGGTGAACACATAGCATCATCCCAACCAATAGAAATTCCTCTAAACAGTAAAGAAATGCAACTTGCACTATACAATGGTGATGGTAACATCATGAATTGGTGTTGGGAACAGATGTGTGAGTCTGTTATGCATAGAGAAGGTATACAGATTATAGGTGCAATTGATATCGACTTCATTGTTATCAATGGTGAGAAAAAAAGATTCCATTAGACTTGACAATGGGTATCACTTTTTAGTATACTATAAGAGTAATAGATTAAAGGAGAAATTATGACATATTTAAATCACATCAAGAACGGGACTTCAAGAACTTATGTTGTCACTACTCAGAATTTAGAAGAGTATGGTGAGAACTTTCATAAGTTCAAGGGTGGTTCAGTCTACTCTGTACACTTCAGTGTAGAGAAACTCATCTTTGAAGAAAATGCATATGGTGAGGGTCAACACTCTTATTACGAGAACCCTAGTTTGACTGAGGCAAGTGTGGCTGCATTGGTTATGAAACATGTGAACAGGTTCAATGGAATGAATGGTTCATTTGACTACATTACCAATATCGAGGTTGTGGAGAGTCCGTTTGATACTCCCGACCATCCCGAATGGAACGGTCATGCAGACCAACTTATTTCAGAGATTGCAGAATCTCAGTTGGAGGTTGCATAATGATTATTAAAGATTACGAAGTGTGTTCTCCCGATATGACATCGGGTGGAACTTCCCTACAGGGATACAAAACAACAACCTATGATAGGTTGATTGAGGTTCTTGGCCCACCTACATTCACAAGTGCAGACCCAAATGATAAGGTCAATTGTGAGTGGGTCATCGATACAAAGTATTACGATGCAGACACCATCGATGGAATCGACAAAGACGACTGGGAATATGAAACAGTCACAATTTATAATTGGAAGGATGGAAGAGTTCCTTTAGAAGAATATGATTGGCACGTTGGTGGTAAATCAATATGGGCAACTGATGTAGTTGACTTGATTCTAGACAGTTATAACAAAAATGGATATAATTACAATGGAGAAAGATATGTCGCTTAATTATGAAAGTGCAAAATTAATTGCACAATGTACAGACGGTAAGTTATCAGCAGATGACGTTTTTAATCTTGCAACTTATGGAACAACTAATGCACAGGACATGAATCCTAATCAAGGTGAACTTGACTTAGAGAAAAACTCATGTGTCTGTGGAGAAGAAGATTGTCCCGATGAGTATGCACATACAACGAGTGGGTATTAATATGGAACAGGAAGTAGTACAGATTAGTGCAATTGGTGGGTTTTTATTATGTGTGATTATGATATCATTAACCTTCGCAGGTTTACATATCAACAAACCCTTTCCATGGGAAAAACGAAAAGATGGAGATGATGTTGAAAAGTAAGTGGGGTGATGCTATTGACAGTCAAATGAAATACAATGGTAAGAATATGTTTAAGTCATTCTTAACTGGTATGATGTTTGGTGCAATGCTCATGTCACTATTACTGTTTCCACAAACGGTAAAAGCATATGATGCTAACGGAGAAGTTTTTTGCATGGCAAAGAACATATACTTTGAAGCTGGTAACCAACCTGTAGCAGGTAAGGTTGCAGTTTCACTTGTTGTATTAAACAGGGTTGAACATAACTCTTATCCCGACAATGTGTGTGATGTTATCTATCAGGCACTATGGAAGGAAAACTGGAAAGGTAATCTTACACCAGTTAGACATAAGTGTCAGTTCAGTTGGTTCTGTGATGGTAAATCAGACGACCCTGTTGATAGTGCAACGTGGATGTTTTCACTTGCAACTGCATCAAGAGTTTTAAATGGAGACTTTGCAGACTTCACTGAAGGTGCAACACACTATCATGCAGATACGGTGTATCCATATTGGGCAGACTCATTGAATGAGACTGTAATTATTAACAACCACATATTTTATAAATGATGTATGATACAGTAGAAAAATTTAGAGAGTTCCTTTCAGATACGGACTATATTAATAATGGTGTTCAACATAAGTATGCATTTCCAAATGGTTATGGTGCAAGTGTAGTAAAACACGATTTCAGTTATGGTGGTAAGAATGGATTATGGGAACTTGCAGTTCTCAACGAAGGTGAGTTGGATTTCTCAACCGTTATAACACATGATGTTATTGGACACCTCTCATGGAAAGAAGTAGAAAAAGTTTTAGAAAATATAAAAAACCTCTAGACAATCTTAGAGTTTTATATTATACTAAATATATTATAGTAAATCAGAGGAAGGCAAACACCGTCCTCACCAAAAACAGGAGAATTTATGATTGACTTAATCGTCCCCTTGGACAAATCAAACCCGTTCACTGAAGAACACTTAAAACTTCACGTTGAACATTTTCAAAAAACAAGATACCCAATCCTTTCTAAGGAATTCGATTCTATCGAACTATCGGGTAACTCACCACGTATTCTATCTAGAAGTATTGTCAATAACCAATTAGGTGATGATACCTTTGGACAGGAATCAAGAGCAGGTGGAGCTCACACTAAACAAGAAGAGAATGACCTCTACTCTAGTTTCGATGATGGGTTCGACTTACTAGAACCACTTTCATGTGTGTTTCAACCCGACCCTAGTGTAGAGTATTATGAATACATTACAGGTCACGGTAGAGATAGAGTCTTCGATAAAAAGTTTATTGATGACATCATGGCATACGTGTTTGTACCTAAGGTAGGTGCATCCGATTCTAGAATCAAAGATAACTTATCAGTAGCAGGTCAGTTGTCACAAGATAAGAAAAGAACTTACACTCCAATCAAGACTCAAGATATCAAGACTGAGTGTCTTAGAGCAGTCAAGAATGGATGGATATCATTCAAAGGTAAGAATGAGAGACAAGCATTCGACACTGTAATGAGTAGGATAGATGAGATGTGTGAGAGACGACCATTCAGTAATAGAGATGCAACACTGGTTGCACTATCAGTAATGATGCAATCAGAAAGTTATGAAGGATTGAGAGCAATACCTTTTGATAACAACCAAGCAAAAGGATGGTGTAAGGAAAACAACTATGTTCCTGTATATGAAAAAGGTATAGACATAACAGATGATACAAAGATTATCTACTTCCCTACATCTTATGACCTTGCACACAAACACTTACTTGCATCTTGTAAGATAGCAGTCGACAATGATGTTGAAGTAAGGATGGTTTTTCACGCAGGGGTATTGACATCAGACCCCGAAGAACAGTATAATAAAAGAACACTAAAATGTCACATCGATGTTAAGGAATCAATTGAGAATGTACGTTCATGTTTCAACGAAGGTGGAAAGTTGAAGAGAGGTAAAGTTAAGATGTATGGTATGATACCAGCAATCGAGAAACTTCACAACTTAGATAAACTAAACATCTTTGATAGAACTTCGAATGACGGTACATTCAAGGTATTTAAATAATTATGAATATATTTTATCTGAACGAAGACCCTGTAGTCTCATCACACTTACACTGTGACAAACATGTAGTCAAGATGGTTATCGAGTATGCACAAATGTTATCGACTGCACATCGTATACTAGACGGTGAGGAGTACCTAGACAAGACTGCAAATGGTAGAAACATTAAACGTTATCGTTTGCAAGACAGAAAAATGCAGAGTGTATTATACAAAGCTTCACACATCAAACACCCAAGTGCAATATGGGTTCGTGAAAATGCAATCCAGTATCAATACATGTACGATATGTTTATTGCACTATGTGATGAGTATACTTACCGTTATGGTAGAGTACATGAAACAGATAGAAAACTTAGAGTGTTACTCGACCAACTACCCATGAATATTGAATTGGGTAGTTGGAGAGAACCTCCACAGTGTATGCCCGATGATGTTAAGACTGATAAGTCTATTGATGCATACCATAAATACTATCAGGTCTACAAGAAAGATTTTGCAAAGTGGACTGATAGACCAATACCTAATTTTATGAGCAAGTGATGCCCCTATACGATTTTTTAAATAATGAAACAAGTGAGATTGAAGAACATTCAATGTCATATACTAAACTTGACCAGTTCAAGTTAGACAACCCACACCTTAAACAAGTAATACTTGGAACACCTTCCATCGTAGGTGGTCATGGTGACAGAGTAAAAGCAGACGATGGTTTCAAAGAAGTGTTAAGTAAAGTTGCAGATGCAAACAAAGGTTCTAACCTAGACCAGTATCGTAAACGTAGTGCAAAAGAAATAAAGAGTAAGGAAATTATTCAAAAACATATTGACTTACAGTCGAGGAAGAAGTAAAATGATAGAACCAATGAGATATTATTACGACATACATGACCTAGAACATATCGAAAATGTTTATTCGGAACAAACCGATGGTGGTCAAAGAATGTATAATACACCCGATGGTAACAAGTACCCAAGTGTTACTACTGTAATCGGATTAGAAACAAGAGAACACATTAAGTTGTGGAGACAACGTATTGGTGAAGAGAAAGCAAACAGGATTACAGCAGGTGCATCGAGACGTGGTACTAAGATGCATAATATCTTTGAAAATTACTTACGTGCAGAGACAGATGATATCGGTATCGAAAATCCCTTACAACTAGAAATGTTTAATGCAGTGCAACCAGTGTTGGATGAGATTCAACCTATTGCACTTGAAGCACCTCTATGGTCTGATGAGTTACGTATGGCAGGTCGTGTAGACTGTATCGGTGTGTTCCAAGATGAACTATGTATCATTGACTTCAAGACAAGTGCAAAACACAAAGATGAGAAATACATCAAATCATACTTTATGCAAGAGACAGCTTATGCATGTATGGTAAACGAATTGACGGGTGAACAACCAACTAATCTTGTGACTATCGTTGCAATCGAAGGTGGGTATTCACAAATGTTTATGACAGAACCTTACGGATACATTAACGACTTAGTTAAGTTACGTGGGAGATATGAATCTTTATACGGAGTATAGTATGATAACAAAAAAAGAATTCTCAAATGAGGTCGAAGAAATCCTAGGTAGGAGTAGAGATGCAAGTAAAGATGTGATGGGTGCAATTATTAAAGTATGTGAAACCAATAACATTGAACCCGAAAGTGCAAAGAGACTTTTAACCCCGACACTAAAAGAACGGTTAGAGGCAGAAGCAAACAAACTTAGATTAATTAATCGAGGAACATCCAGTCAAGGTGTTCTTCCAGTATAGGAGTATATTATGGATAAAGGTGACATCGTCACAATAGTGACAACAAGTGGAGAGTATGTAGGTAAGTTAAATGCATTGAACGAAGATGGTTCTGTGCAAATTACAGACCCACGTATGATTCTATCGAATCCCGAAACAGGTCAGATGGGATTTGCAAAAGGTATTGCAGTAACAGGAGAAGAGAATCCTAACGATGTAGTATTTTCTTCGATAGTGTTTATGACCCCAACTAATGAAAAAGTTGCAGACGCTTTCAAAGAATCAACAGGACAAATTCAAGTACCAAAATCTAAGATTATATCCTAGATGACAAGTCGTGAAGGATATGATGCATATCAACTTTATCTTGGAATAAAGTTACACTTCTATTCAGACTACGACTTTGTAAAGTATAATGGTAAAGTAAGAGGAGACATCAATGCATTTCTTAAAAGAAAAGATAAGTATCATTTTGGAAAACTGTTCAAACTATATGGGCAAAACTTACAGGACTTTTATGTTGCAAATCTTTGTCTTAAAGATTCGTATGCAGTCGACTTGGTTAATGACGAAACATCAATCAAAGTTTATAAGGACTGGAAGAAACGTAATCAAAAGTTGTCGTACTTATTTGAACAAGAAATATCAGACCTTCTACTTAAGTTTAAAATCCAAACACAACTTAAAGTAGTTGATGGACAACACCCTAGGTTACTAAGGTCTTACTTAGCAGGTGATGTTTCTATTGAGACAATGTGTATACTGGATGATGTTACACACTACAGTGATGACTGGTTAAAACTAATAAACGAAAACATAGTGTATCCCGATGTACATAGAAGGATACAAAAATATAAAACATTCATGTCATACAACATCAACACTATGAAACAAAAACTTTTAGAATTATGCTCACAATAGTAGGAAACGGTAAGAGTAGAATCATCCCCGAATCCAATTGGTGGGGATGTAATGCAATCTATAGAGATGGTTATACACCCGACCTACTATTCAGTATCGACATAACTATGCATAGAGAGATAGTTCATAATGGATACTATAAAGAGAACAAGTTCGTTGTAGGTGATATGAGTTTCATACCCATGCAACATGTCGACATGTTACGACTAGGACATGAAGGACAAGAAGTCATTGAAGAGATACATGACGATGATGATTTACTAGTCATACAGGGTGACTTAGAGATAGACAAGTATGTGTCTTTTCTAGGTGTCAACTCTAAACACGTAGACAACATTGTTATCTACAATAACGACATAATGAAGAACTTAATGTCGGGGCCTTCTGCAATTGCATATGCATTTCAGAATGGTCATGATGAGATAACACTAACAGGTTTCGATGCATTGTTTACCGATGATGTGTCAAATGTATATGAAGGTTCAGTAAATTACAAACCTAAATATGAGGAGTGGATGGGTGTCAAAGACATTCAGAGAGCTCAGTTCCTTGCACTATGTGAGGAATATAAAGATAAGAAGATTTATTTCAAAAAGTCTATTGACGAAATGGAAGAAATCGATTATACTAAACTCTCTTATTATGAAAGTAGTGAGAGATGGATATTAGGAGAGGGTTACTTACCACATCTTTTGAAGTGGACTAAAGGAACCCCCGACTATGACCGTTATGATAAAATGACTAATACAATTGTTAATAAAATAGGAGAATACAATGCCAAACGATAGTCTAGATAAATTAAGAGCAGCAATGAACGCTGCATCTACATCACCTAAAAGTGATAATCTTAAAAACGAAACCGAAAACTACTGGAAACCTGAACTCGACAAGAGTGGAAATGGTTATGCAGTAATTAGGTTTCTTCCTACACCCGATGGTGAAGAGATGCCTTGGGTATCTTACTTTGACCATGGGTTCCAAGGGCCAGGTGGATGGTATATTGAGAAATCATTAACCACCATTGGTAAACAAGACCCTGTGTCTGAATACAACACTCAGTTATGGAACACTGGGATTGAAGCAAACAAAGAAATTGCACGTAAACAAAAAAGACGTTTACACTATGTGTCCAATATCCATGTTATTTCAGACCCAAAAAATCCACACAACGAAGGTAAAGTGTTCAAATACAGATATGGCAAAAAAATCTTTGAGATGTTGAAAGAAGCAATTTCTCCAGCATTCGAAGATGAAAAAGCAATCAATCCTTTCGACTTGAGAGATGAAGGTGCAAACTTCAAAATCAAAATAAGAAAAGTTGACGGTTATTGGAACTATGATAAATCAGAATTTGATTCACTTTCTGCATTATCAACAGATGAGAATGAACTAAATAGTATCTACGAGTCTGTGTTCCCTTTACAAGAAATTGTAGCACCTGAAAACTTCAAATCTTATGAAGAGTTGAAAGAAAGACTCGATAGAACACTAGGACTTACTGGTAATGTTGCAACATCAACTGCAGAGACAATCTCAGAAGATACAGTAACAGCACCATGGGAAGGTGTCAATAACAATGTCACTGAAGAACCTGCTATCCCTACTGCAGACACTTCAGTAGATGAAGATGATGCAATGAGTTACTTTAAGAAACTCGCTGCAGACTCCTAATCGAGTTTTGAGGGGTTGATACTTCTAAGTATATGATGAAACATGTGAAGGTATCAACGAACTATGGACGAGGTTGCGACGTGGATGCGATTGTCTTGGGGTCACATAGTAAGGGAAAAACAAACTGGTAACATTAGTATTGTTGGGTTACTAAAATTACGCGGAGTTTGTTGGTATAGAGCGGGAATGCTGTAAAAGACGGGGCGACTATACATTTTAATAGAAACTAATATATGAAAAATACAAAAAGAGATTTCAGAAAAGATTTCAATAAGAAACAAGAACGTAGACCTGAAACCTTTGATATGATATTCCGTAAGTTCAAGAAGAAAGCTGAACGAGATGGAACTGTGAAAGAAGTTCGTGATAGAAGATACTACATTAAACCTAATGAAGAAAGAAACATCATTAACAATCAGTTGAAACGTAGAAAGAAACTAAACAAACTACAAGCAAAGAATACATACAGAAGAAAGTAATGTCTAAACAATGGCACGGTGGAAAAGGTTCCAAGAGACGGAACTCAGACGAACAATCTTATGCAGATAATTGGGAGAAAATCTTTGGTAAGAAAGAACCCGAAATAAAAGTCAGAAAAGTAACACCAAAAGGTGCCTCATCAAAAGTCCATTCGGACAAAACCAAAATCATACCTAGAAAAACAAAGTACTACGATAAGATAGATTAAGTGTATGCAGCTCCTTGAGCTCTATCTATATCATTATCGTATTGTCTTGGATTTGCACTAGTAATCGTAGTACTATTATTGATAACACTATTATCAGTTGTTACCATAGCTGGAGGTTGTATGTTCTTCAACATGTTCTCACCTAACACTTCAAAGTCGTAATACTTACCTAACTCTTCAAGTGTAACTCTTTCACCTGTCTCTGATTGCATGTCTTCTAATTGTTTCTGTGCAGCTGTTTGTGCATCTCTGAGTTCTTGGTCTAATTGTTTTCTATCTTCTTTTGATAAATCATCACCAATCAAATCATCTGCAGCCATTAACTGGTCTAAACGTAGAAGTGCATCATCTTGATTAAGTTTGTCAAAGTATATTTCTGATGACCCCTGTAAGAGATTACCTACAGTATCAAAAAAACCTTGACCACCCTCGTAGGTGTTATCATCGATGATACTCTTTGCAGTGATTTTTTGCATACCGAGGAAGTTGGTTTCATCACCTTGTAACTCAGTTCTCTTTAGGTCTAATTCTTCTTTCTTTCTTTTTGCATAATCAGTATCACCTTCACCTTTGTCTTCATCTGTATTAGCAATGTTACTGTCACGTTTCTCTATTCCAAGGATACCCGCCCCTGCGACTACAAGACCTACTAGAGTTGCAATACCACCAGCACCACCAAGAAATCCCGTTACTGCAGTACGTAAACCTGTTAAGAGACCACCACCAGCTCTTACTGCAGTACCCTTAGGTGTAGTGGTTCCTTTTGGTTGTTTTGGTGGAATATTTGAGGGTTTTTGACCACCAAAGTCACCCGACTTACCTATCTTTTTTTGAATAGCTTGACTACCAGCACCAAAACCAGCACCCTGTACAACTGAATCAAATAAACTACGTCCACCATCTTTAAGTGCATCTTGAAAACCACCCATAGGAGATTTAAAATCTTCTGATGATATAGGATTACCATCTTTATCAACTATACTACCTGTTTTCTTTTGACCACCAAATAATTTATCTTTTTGGTCTTCATCCATATCAAGTTGGTCTTGTAGAACTGCAAGGATAGGAGGAAGATTCGAAAGGAAATCCATCATTGTCTGAGTTTGTTCATCGTCTACATTCTCAGACTTGAAATTTTGTTGTTGTTGCAGTTCTTGTTGTAAGTTTTCTTGTTGCACTGGAGTATCGAAACTCCTAGAAAAAGTATTTCTTAACACTTCAACACTTTCTACAGTATTACTTGATATTGCATCAACAGCTTTCTGAGCATCACCATAAGAATCTATGAAGTCATCTGTAATACCAAAAGTTTGTAACAATGTTTTCTTTGATTCATCTGAGAGGTCTTTAAATTGTTTTTTTTCATCATTTAATTCTTCTCCAGCTTTGTCATTTAATCCTTCTAGAATACCCTTAGGGTTTTCTGCAAACTCACCCCCATCCATTAATCTAAAACCACCAAAGTTCGGATTCAATGCATCTTCTACTAATTGTCCATCAGGATTCAAATCTACAGACCTTAGTTCATATGCAAGTCTACTTGAGTTTTCTAAAAAGTCTTTCAAGGTGTCCTCAAAACCTGAGGTTTCAAGCATCTCTGCCATATCTTCTGTGATACCAAGAGACTCTTTTAAATTTGCATATGCCTCATCTTTAATTGCTTTTCTCTGTTGTTTATCTTGAGAAAGATTACCCTCATCATCAAAAGAGAGTGCTTTACCTTCTGCAAAATTCTTAATTGCACCACCCAAGTCCTTCGTTAAGATTGCATCAAGTTCTTCACTAGTAGCACTAGTGACTATCGATAAATCTTCTTTTATTTTTTCAACATTGATGGGTTGTTCTTTCTGTATCCTTGATGCAACTTCAGACTTTCTTTCTTTCTCACCAAGTCTATTTTGTTTATCAATAGACTTTTTTAATTGTTCAGTTACACTAAGTTCTTGTTTAGCTATGTCAACTGCTTTAAATTCTGCAAAAGCTCCAGTTCCTTCTGCAATACCTTGAAATTTTAATAATTTACCAAACCCTTTGAAGATGTTACCAAGGTCACCTACTTTATCTTTGAGGTCACTAAACTTACCACCAATGTCAACACCAGTAAGACCCTTGAGACCTTTGTTAATCATTTCACCACCTTCTTTGAAGTTAGAAGACCCTTGGTTTGATATCTTTGCAAACTCATCTTTAGTTTTCTTTTGGGTGTCTATACTCTCATCATGTTGTTCTTTTTGACGTTCTTCCATATCCTCGAGTTTTTTATCGAGTTCAGGTGTCATTATCTGAACATTAACAGTGTTGTTACTGATTACTTTTTTGATTAGGTCTTCTGCTGATGGCATGATTTATTTCCCGAATGCTTTTCCTGCTTCTGATATTCCAAATGCACCCAATGTAATAACTACAAAGGAAGTGTAGATAGTGTCAGAGATGAGTAAGTCCATACCCCAAAATGCAGTGATTAGGTCACATAATCCAAACACTACCATGATTCCAAATGATGTAAAACCAATGATAGATTTCTCATTGATATCATTCTCATCACGGAACAATGCACCAAATGAAAATCTCTCGACTGGTTTTGCAGCTGCAGTTGCAATCTTGAGTTCCTTGGACATCTTTTCCATTTCTCTAATTTTGTCTTGTGCTTCATCCACCTTTAATACAAGTTCAGTATACTTCTCAAGGTTTACCTTGACTTCTCCACTTCCTTGTTTGACTGTATCGTCTGCCATTTTTATCTCCTGTTTTGTCTTTGCTTCATCTTTTCGTTTTCGTCTTTAAGATGTTGTACTAAGAGACTCGTATAGATATCTCTTTCCCATGGTAACATATTTTCCAATTCTGATAATGAATACTTATGATGTTGCATTAATTGAAAGTTTGTTTGATAGTATGTGTTTATACTGTCATGAGAAAGAGCCACTAAAAAAAATTAGATAGACCCTTCAATTCTCTTTCACCTTTTGTCTTACACGTAGAACACTCATATTCTACTTTGTGTGAAACGAAAGGCATACCCATAAAGAATGATTGTATATCATTTGAGTTCTCTATGGTTAAACTCTCATAAAATGTTTTCATTTCATCTTCTTCTACATCAGATAAATCGTATACATTGTCTTCATCATAGATTGTGTCACCACATAATCTAATCATTTGAAATACCTGTTCTTGTGTATCAGGTATTCCACTTACTTTTTGTAGTACTTCAATGTTAGGATACGTAAATGTAATTCCAACACCTTCACTTACTTTGATATCATTCGACTTTTCGTTTTCTCTACTAACAACAATTTCACTTAAGTCTATGTTAACGTCAGCAGAACCATTTTCACATTCCTCATTTTGACAGTAGAACCTCAGTTGAATAGTTTCACCAACTGATTTTGCTCTTACTTGAATAAACAAATATTCAATATCAAAACTTGGTAGTCTTCTAATATCAAGTTTTGTATAGACAACCGATTCCAAGAGTTGTCTTACAGTTTCCAAGATTGCAATCTCGGTCTCTCCTTCTTTCATCATTAAAAGAAGTTTCTGTTCTTTGACCAAGAAAGGTCGAAACTCTACTGTTTCTCCTGTACTTGGTAGTTCACATTGATACCTTGGTGTATCTAAAACGGGTAATCCCATAATATAGTTCTCCTATTATATAATATTAATCACCACCCAACAGGTTATTAATCCTGTCGATTGTTGATGTTCCACGGTTAACTTGTCCTTCGATTCTGTTAACTCTTCCAAGAATGTCTGCAGCTCTATCACTAAACGATGATGCACCACTCAACAATTCTTTAAATCTGTCTAATGCAGAAGGTTCTGTTAATCTTCTTGCATTAATAATATCGTCTCTTGTTCTTTGTTTTGACACCATCTCGTTGTATATTTCTTCATACTTACTATCTCTTACTGTAATATTCATTGGTGTCTTTTTCTGATAAGTGAATGAGAAATCTACAGTTACTAGTAGAGGTGTATCGACATTAGTTTGGTCTAATGCAACTGTTTGTATAGATACTGGGAAACACTCTTCTAACTCAGTCTTGTAAGTTATTTGTCCATTTCTAGTAAAAGTCATTACTTCTATCTTACCGATGTAATCTTTTTTAAAATTAAAGATTGGTGCCTTTTCCGTGTCTCCTGTAAGAGGACTGTAAACTAGTTCTTGCCATAATTGTATAAGTGATATATCTTCCCATGAATTATCTACCATGAAAGATAGTGTGGTTTGACCACCATTGTTATCTACACCACTAGGATATTTTCTTAACACTCCATATGTTGAGTGTTCAGATGTGGTAATCGTTGTTGCTGGTATCTCTGCAGTTACACACCGAATACCTTCGATACCGAATGAAGTTTCTAATCCATTTATTTTAGGGCCAAATAAGTTAACCACAAACAGATTAGGTTTTGCAACACCATACTGCATTGCAGATTTAATCTTGTTAGGGCCTCCCATTTCTACTTTTGCCATTACATTGCCTCTATTGTTTTTCTACTATCTGAATAAACAGTGTTTGCATTTACTGTAAACATCTGTGATGGTAACATGGTAATAAGTTCCCACTTATCCACGGGTACCTCTACTATCTTACTTTGCACTTGACTGTACAAGTATTGTTTAAAACAGGGTTTGAAGAATCTTAGTCGTCTTATACCCTCTAACAAATCGTATTTTAATCTAAACTTAGTGTTCTCGTCCATATTTCTATCAGACATAAACTCATCTATTCTGTTTATAAACTCTACTCTCATTCTTGGTGGAAGATAGTGTAGATTCAATCCTGTAAAGTGAGTAGGTTTTCTATCTAAAGTTATAATTAATGGAAATCTATCGTAGTAGGGAAGTTTTTCTTTATGTTTTGCATCGTAGAAAAACATATGAATCTTTCCTTCTTCCATGTTTGCAACTTTTCTACCTTCAGTAAGTAAGTTTTTTCTACCTGTCTCAGTCAAACGAATTTGTCTAAGATTATCCTTGAACCATTCTATACTTTCTCTAGTATGTTCTTCAATCTCTACAGGTTTAAGTGCTAAATATCTTGCTACTAAGTTTATTGCCATAATACTATTTATGACTTTACTAACTCATCTTCTGTAAGAATTCTAAAATTAAATTTCCTGTCTTTACACCACTCTTCTGCAGCTTTAAATTTTGCTTGGTTCACTGCATAGGTTTTGATTTCTGTAAGATATCGTTTAGTTCTACGTTTAGGTTTTTTGGGGGGTGATAGTTGACCTTTAGGTTTGACTTCTATAATCTCACGTATGATTTGACCTTTTGCATTTTGATATTTGATGTAGAAGTCAGGAAAGTATCTGTGGACTCTCTTATCTACAGGCGAACGGTATGGTATGATAACCTCTTCAGAGTTCCATTCTATAATTTTATCATTGTTATCCAAGTAGACCATGAATCGTCTTTCCCATAAAGAACGATAGATTATCTTCGTTGGGTCACCTTTATATTTTTTATAGTTCTTTGGTTTGAACCTTCCACTGTATGACATAAATAGATGTATAGTTAAGGTATTTATATATGGCAAACGTAATAGACAAAATAATCAAGAAAGTCAATCAGGCAGAAGACATCATTGATACTATCAAAGGTATAGGTTCTTTATTTGAGGATAAAGACTTATCTAGAGACCCAGCTGCACAAACAGAAAATCGGGGTGAGGTAAATATTGATGCAATCCAACTGCAAGCTGCAAATACAACCAAGAAATTGGATGCAAGAAGGAAGAAAGTAGCTGCTGAAGCCTCTGCAAAGTATGGGCCTATCATGGCACGTGTTAAAAACCCACCAAAGGGTAGAACATTATTTTTAACATACCCTTTAGAGAATTCATTTGAGACACCATCCTTCTTGAGGTTCAATTCTAATCATAAGAGTAGGGGTACATTAGCAGGAGATGCTACATCTGAAGTACAAGATTTAGATTATCCAACAATGGACAATTTTGATATTGATATTGCATTGTATTTACCCGATAACTTTCAAAACTCTCAGACGGTTTCTTACAAACAGGAAAAGTTAAGTGGATTAGCTGCAAAATATGCTGATGGAAATACAGACATGTTTTATGGTATGTATAAAAGTTTATTAGAATCTACTGATTTGGGTAAAGTGCAAAACAAAAAACTAGGGATTGCACTCAATCCATTAGAGGAAAAACTTTTTGATACTGTACAATTTAGAAACCACACATTTGATTTTGAATTCTATCCCGAATCAGAATCTGAGGCAAGAGAAGTAAACAGAATTATATACTGGTTTAAGATGGGTATGTTACCTAACTTTGGTACTGCACCAAGGTCTTCAGTCTTTAACACTCCAAACACTTGGGATATAACAGTTAATGGTATGTCTGAAAAAGTATTAGAAGGATTTGAAGAATCTGTACTTACTGGAGTGACAGTAAACTATGGTGGTGGGCAAAAGTTTGCAATATTCAATCAAGGCACACCAGTCAAAACCACACTTAACTTACAATTTTCAGAAACAAAGATTATCACTCAGGGTAATTATCATAAGAAAGTTGCATCACCAAGTATGAGAGCTCTTGCAGAATCTGATACAAAACCAGTTAGAGATAGTAACAACGGAGCAGGATAATGAGTAATTATTTCGATAACTTCCCCGAATTAGTTTACACTTTTGATTCAGGTGTAACAGTGTATGTTAAAGATATATTTAAGAAAGTAGGTATATCTCAGAAAAATTTCAACAACGTTATCTCATACGAAAAATACAATATCAAAGAAGGTGAAAGACCCGATGTAGTTGCATCTAAGTTATATAAAAATTCAGACCTATATTGGACGTTTTACCTTGTCAACGACTTTGATAACTTTGATGATTGGTTTAAAGACACACAAGAGTTTGAAAAACATTTAGATAAAGTATATAAAGGTAAATGGTTGGTTGCATCATCTTCTTCAGATGTTGTATCATATAATTTTACAAGTAATCCACCTAAATCAGAAAAGTTTGTATTGGGTGAAAAGGTTACAGTTGGGTCAAAGAGTGGAACTGTTCTTAAAGTAGACCCTACATATAATAGAATCTTAGTAGATACTGATTCAAAATTCAATGCATCTGAAACAATAACAGGTGCAGTCAGTTCCAAATCTTTCACCATGTCTAGTGTACAAGATGCAAGAGACGGTGTGTGTTATTATGAAAATGATAATGGTTTAAGAACCAATGTTCCTACATCAGGTTATACATCTGTAACTTTTTATGAGAAAGAGTTAAATGAAAACGAGGAAAAAAGGTCTATCAAAGTTATCAACCCATCTCTAATGGGTAGAGTGATTGATGAGTTTGAAAGACTAATCTAATAATGTCAGGTAATCAAAATATACAACCCAAAACTATTTCTATAGGTGGGGTAATTTTAGTAAATCAGTTTGGGGACTCGGTTGATTTATCAGAAGTGTTTACAACACTGTATCTTCAAGAAAGTATCCATTCCAAGTTTGTATCGGGACAGATACAAATTATGGATTCACTAAACTTACTCAGAAGTTTTAGAATGACAGGTCAGGAATACATCACTTTAGAAATTGCACAATTTGAAGGTAATGAAGAAGTATCGAAAGATAGTAAGATTACAAAAAACTTTAGAGTGTTCAAAGCTGTCAAAGAACAAAGAGTTGACCTTGCAAGTACAAGTTATACATTACACATATGTGACCCTATGTTGATGAGAGGATTGAAGAAACGAGTATCCAAAGTGTATAGAGGTTCCATGACAAGTATTCTTGCAAATCTTATGGTGGATGAATTAGATGCAAAACAAGATGAGTTAGATTTGTTTGTTGATTCAGAACCAAAGAATGTTCAGTTTATTAGTCCTAATTGGAATGTCAATAGTGTATTAGAGTTTTGTAAAGATAATGCAGATATCTCAGACAAACGAGTTGCATATAAAAATTCATTCTTTTTATTCTCTACACTCACGGGTGGGATAAGATTCATGCCCTTACATGAAATGATAAAGTTGAATGCACCTGTCAAATTTACATACAGAGATAGGTCTTCGATTGATAGTAGAGAGTTATCTAGAGAAGAACAACAGGTAGGTTTAAATACTCAAATAATCAAGTATCACCGACCCTCACATTTCAATACTTTAAGAGGGTTACAAAATGGTGGTTTTGCATCAACACTAAAAACATTAAATCCTGTATCTAAGATTGTAAAGAGTAGTGTATTTGATATCGATAAACACTTTAGTGAAACAAGAAGAGACCACGTATCGGGTTATCACATGATTAAGTCAGGGCCTGAGAAAATATTAAAAGGTAAAATGTTACAAGACCAAGATGTGTCACCCGAAGTTGTTTCACTTGGAGAAGAAGATGGTCTGAATGAATCACACAATTCAGTAGTTAAGTATGATTACTTAATGCCTCATGCATATGACAATAGAAAAAAGGTAGATGATAAGGAAGTGTTCGTATCATATAATGCAGACAACAATGAAAATAATTGTTTACAAAGACGAGCAATGTTGGAACAACTACAACAAAACACTGTTATAGTAGAAGTATCTGCAAGGTCAGATATATCTGTGGGTACAGTTGTAGAATTAGACATTCCAGCAGCTGAGGTTGCACATGACGATGGTATGATGCCTAGAGATGAAAAAACAGATGATAGATATTTGATTACTGATATGACACTAGAGATAGGAAACAAAGATTTTAGTAAGTTAATATTAGAGTGTGTGAAGGAATCATTTGCAAAACCTATAGAACAGGTGAAAGTAGATGATACACCAACGAGAGGTAGGAGAGCATGATAAATTTTTATGGAGTAGTTGAAGATAGACATGACCCTCTAAAGATAGGAAGGGTTCGTGTTCGTATTCATGGGTATCACACTCATGACAAACAAATGATATCAACACCCGACTTACCATGGTGTCAAGTAATTCTTCCAACTACATCTACAGGTCATTCAGGTTTTGGTACACAACATGGTTTGACTGAGGGTACAAACGTTGTAGGTTTCTTTAGAGATAAATCTATGCAAGACCCAGTCATAACAGGTGTGGTTGCTGGTATCTCACCCGAACATTCTAGAGAAGATGATAACCAAAAATACAGACCTAAAACATCTGAAGGATTCAATGACCCAAGACTTTTGTCGAAGGGAGAATACAAAAATACACCCGATGGTGAGAATCCTAAACACTCATCACAAAGAGGATTTGGACTAGACGTATCAATCGAAGAGTCACCTAAGTTACCAAAGAAAGTTAAAATAGATTACGAAGGTGAGGGGTCAGAAGTAGACTATGATAAAGTAAGTAAATCTGATTTACCATATTATCCACTAGAAAGAGGTGAGAGTGATTTAGGTAAATACCATACAGGTGAAAAACCAAACTACAAAGATAGAGAGATACCTCTAGACAATTTTAAAGACAAAGATATTGGTGTAAAAAGAGAACCTAAGTATCCTTACAATAAAACAACATTCACAGAATCAGGTCATTTACTAGAAGTAGATGATACACTTGAACATGAAAGAATTGCAGTTCAACACAGGTCAGGAACATTCCATGAGATTCATCATGATGGTTCTGAGGTAACTAGGATTGTCAATGACAGATACACAGTTGTCTGTAAAGATGATGAGGTGTACATCGGTGGTAAAGTAAATGTCAAGATTTTAGGTGATGCAAAATTAGACGTGGGTGGTGATGCACAAATTGATGTGACAGGTGAAACAGATATCACATCTATCAAAGACTTAACAGTCACTGCACCCACTATCGGTCTTTACGCAAACGAAATTAAACTTAACTCATAATGGCATTTACAGTACAAGTTCCAACATCTTTTGGATGTTCACCCGATACGATATTTTCTTTACCAACTAAGGAAGACTTAGTCAATGCACTTAATCAGATTGCACAGATACCAAGTCAACTCAGAGTTGCACTTGTTACTATGGCAGATGAACTTACAGAAGACTTACGTAATGAGATAAAGGAACTTATAAAGACTATAGAAGATTTTATTGACAAGTTACAAAAACTTCTGAGTCCATATTGGGAGAAACTCAAGGTCAGGGATTGGCAGAAAGAAATTAATGATGCAATCACTGAACTGATTCAGGAGTTTCATATTTACATACCAAGAAAGATTGCAGAAATTATATCAAAGTTAATACCAATAGAATTAGTATTTAAGTTTGCTGGTCTTGCAATAGATATCGTTAGAATTTTTGACCCCACATATCAATCAGAGATAAGAGCTCAGATACTTGCAAACATTGATAAGTTCTTTTCTGCAATACCCGAAAAGTTTAGGTCGTGGAGAGCTGAGTTTGGTGTATTGTGTGATGAGTGGAAAGCAAAGGTAACTTGGCAATATATTAAAACAGAGATACAGGGATTTCTAACTAATGGACTACATGGTGTCTTCGGTAAATTGATTGATAAATTTGATAAGATATGGGATGCATTAGGATTACCTTCACTGGTGAAATTATTCACAATGCCTGATATCGGTGCATTGATTGATAATGCAATTCAATCATTCATGGAAAGAAGAAAAGAGTTACTCAAAAAACTTCAAGACCTCAATCTTGCTGAAGAGGCAAAGAAAGCTATCAGGGAAGAACTAAAAAAAATTAGTGAAAAGATTGATGAAGTGTTAAACAATTTATCGGTGTTTGGATTTGACATACTATCAATCATCGGTGGTAAGATAAAAACAACTGTACAGTCATTAGAACAAAAGATTATGGAAATCAAAATTGCATTTCAAGAATTTTGTCAGAACTGGCAGAAGAAATTGTTATTTGATTGGGTCAAGATTGTCAAGAAGTTTTTCAGTGCAATCGGATTAGGAAAGTTATTTGATTTATTAACAATTACATTTTGTGATTTCTTAAAACTAATAGGATTCCCACCAGCAATTCCAACCATTGTTGGTATCAGTGGTGTAATAAGTGTACAACAAGTTACACCTAATAATGATAATTCAGATAGAATACAAAAGATTGATTCAGAAACACAAAGTCAATCATCAGATACCATTGTTGATGGAAAATTAGTACAGAGATTCATAAGGTTTAATGATGCTGGAAGTGATGAGGGTGTTTCAAGTTTTACTGCAAACGGAGTGACAGATACCTTTGCTATACCATCAGGTGACGGTACCCTAATGGTCTTCATAGATGGAGAAGAACAAGTTGGACTTCCACTTGTAGGAACATATACAACCAGTTCAGGTAACGTTGTTTTCAATAGTACACCTGTTTTAGGAAGTAGTGTTTCAATTATCAAAGTTTAGTGTATAAATAGTATTATGGCATATGAAAAAATCAAATCAAGTGGTAAAACAGTAGCAGAAAAAGTCTATGCAGACTTGGATTTGTTTTTCAGACCACATCCTATTACAGGTGATATATCATTGAAATATGATACCGATGCAATCAAGAGAGCTGTACGTAATATTATGATGACTAACTATTATGAGAGACCGTTCAAGCCAGGATTTGGTAGTAATATAAGGGAGATGTTATTTGAATTAGATAACCCTAGATTTCATTACAAGTATGCAGAAGATATTAAAAAAACTATTTTAGATTTTGAACCAAGAGTTACAGGAGTAGAAGTAAATTTCGGAGAAGTAACAAGTAGAGGGGAAGTGGACGTGAAAATATCTTACAAAATTAGACAAACGAATTTAGATAAACAACAATTAACAGTTACTTTAAGTAGGGTAAGATAATGGCAAAAGTAAAAAGTTCAACACTCAACGTTACAGACATAGGTTTCGATGACATATCCGATAACCTCAAAAACTTCCTAAAAGGACAAGATGCATTTAAGGATTATAACTTCGAAGGTTCTAACCTTGCAACACTGATTGACCTTCTTGCATATTCATCTCATATTTCTGCATTCAATACTAACCTTGCAGCTAGTGAGATGTTTTTAGATTCTGCACAAATCAGAAAGAATGTAG